TTGCTCTGTCTTTCAATGCTTTCAGTAACATCTGGAGCATCGATGAATCTAAATCTATAAGTGCTTGTGGAGGGATAGCCGTCTCAATGCTCAAGCGAGCTATGAGATAGTGGATGCTATCCCTGCCTAAGCCAAAGGGTCTGACTCAGCAACCTCGACCGACTTAAGTTGGTCAAGGAAGTCATTTCCAAATGGCTTAACTGTGGTTCCACTTAACCTAAGGCCTTCCCATGCAAGCCAATAGACATCTGATTGCTTCTCATCATCGCGGAACGCTTTGTGAAATCCCTTTTTAGCATATAGCTCGAACGCGTACTCTAATCGAGGAGTAATCTCGATCTCGGTGACTGTGTTGTCTGCCATTGTGACTATTAACTTTGCCATGATTTTGCCCCTTTGTTTTTATATTATGAAGTGGTGACTGCTACTGTACCAGAGACGTTCCAAGTTACTGACTGAGTACCAAGATCGCCAACTGCGCCGTTAATATCGGTGAGGTTATTGACTAGGCATGTCATTGTGTAAAGAGGGTTAGTCGCTGATGTTGCAGCTGATGTCTGCTTAAGTGTCACAGTGACGTTCGTGCCATAAGCTGTCTGCAAGGTTGCAAGAACTTCGCCAGCTGCTGTGTCGTTAAGGAAATCGATTGTGATTGATGATGCCTCTAGACCCTTTACGAACTTATGGCCTGAGTCTCCCATTGCGGTAACTTCAAGCTCGTCGAAAGTGCGGTTGAGTGTAACAGATGTAACGTGATCTGATAGATCGACGGAGTTCACAGTGACTTGAACTCCATTGTTTAGAAATACAGCCATGTGATTATTCCTCGTCTTTCTTGGTAGGTGCTGGCTTAGGTGTTGCAGGTGGGAGCTGACCGATCTTGATCAGAAAGTCAGCTTGCTCTTTTGTCCAATCGTCCACGATTAGCTCCAACTCGTTAGTATTGATACGTTGATATTGCAGGTTAAGAGATCACCCGAGGCGGCACTGAGTACGGCTGGAGCCGAGACATCTGTGACGTTATAGGTGTATGAAGACGCAGCGAGCAAGTTAAAGACTCGCACGATGTCGTCCTCAATTCCATTGAGATTGCCTTCATTGTCCAGAAGGGGAACCATTACCGAGATGACAAAATTAGCCATGGGCGAAATCGATGCATGCCAGCCGTTAGATGGTGAGATGTAAGGATCGGCAGGACTAACAATTACGCTATTAGCAATAGGGGTTGCAGGTGGGAACGCGAATACGGAGTATTTAGTGTTATCTGTAAGGGCTGAGGCTAAGCCTGCGCGTAGTGTTGAGATGGCAGACATTAGCCCACCATAGAACGCGGATCGAGATAAGGTGCAAGCAAGCCGCGAACGCGAGCAAGCAAGGTGTTTCCCATGCGGTATGGTGAAGGAGCGTAGCCATCGATGCTAACGCCGCCGCTTGATGGCGCTTGACGGCTTTGCCAAATATCGATAGAGATCATGAGTGCAGCTTCTTGAATTGCCGGAATCGTTGTATAGTCTGTGTAAGTCTCAGCTGCTGCAATGCCATAAGGATTAACCTCATGGTAAGGATTATTATTACCAGCCGTTATTGTGATATTAAAATCATAAGTATTGACTGCTGTAATTGTCTTTGATCCATTGAAGCGGCTACCTGCGCCGCTAATTGTCACAGTCTGACCTACATAAAAGACTTTATCTATAGGTACATCAAAGTAGAGAGTGCCAGTAGTGCCATCGCTGGAATGCGCGATGATCGACTGCTGGTTCTTCCATAGAAAGGGCAAGAGAACGTTATCTGCGGCATCTACCACTTCTTGAAGCGTGGCGTCAGCGTACAGCGACCCAACACCTAGCGCGGTGCGAAGTTCTGCAATCGTTGTCAATGCCATGCTCTTAGCCTTTCTAAAGACTGGCAGGGTAGAAGGGCACTACCCTGCCAGCGACTTAGGGTGTTATCAGGTTAGGTTAAACCAGTTCGCGCCAGCCGCTAACTTAGTGGCAAGTGCGCCCTGACCGAATAGCAAGATATCTACTGTTCCGTCAGAGTTGATATTTGTGCGAAGTTGCTGACGTGCGCCCTCGTACCATGTGTAAGCATCTGGATTTACGACAGCCATTGAGTAATCTGCTGTACCGACTCCTCCAGAGCCCTTCATGTAGCGAGATACGCGAAGGTCAAGACCTGCAACATTACCGCGAAGTGATGTAGGTGTAAGTGCACCACCTGCATTCTGTGGATTTGCAGCGATGTAGATTGGACGTCCGGCATCGTTGTAGCTCATGATGTTAGCCCATTGTTCTGGTGTAACGATCATGTTGCGAGCAAAACCAAGTGATGCTGAATAAACTGCTGCTGCTGCGCTTGATACGTAGGATAGAAGTCCAGTCGCTGAGTTAGCCTGTGCTGTTGCGTTGAGTGTTCCTGCGCCTTGGACAGCGGTAGTTACAAATTCTTCAGTATCCTTAGCATAAGCGTATTCCATCTGGACAAGAAGCTCGTCAAGGAATGCAGGTGTTGAATTTGTTAGAAGTTCGAGGGTAGTGATTGCGCGACCCTTGAATGACTTTTTTGTGACTGTGATGTATGAGGCTTCAAGTTGTGACTCTGTTACTGCGCCATTCTCGTCGATCTGATCAACAAGAGGAACCTCAGTAATCTTAGGCAACTCAAAAGTTTTTCCAAATTCTGGCATTGTGCCACGGCTGATCGAATCGATGAACGGACGATCTGCGTTAGAAAGGAAGTTAAGGAGCTGTGTGCTTTGTGGTGTTGGGATAAATCCTGCACCTGTTGTCTGATCGTTGTCAGCAGCGCGAAGCCATTGACGTGAATCTTCATCACCAAAGAGGTTAGCCTTCAATGTGTTTTCAAGGTAGTTACGCTTTGTAACTTCGATGCGTGGTGTTGTGTACACCATCGCTTGGACAGTAGGACGAGCAGCTTCTACAGCCGCAGCCTCTACTGGTGTTGCTTCGACTGTTGTGTCTTCCACGACTGTCTCGCTTTCTGTAGGTAGGGGTTCTTCTACGGCTTCTGCTGACGCTTCTTCCGCTGCGATCTCCAATACTTGAGCCGACTTAAATGCAGGCTCAGTTACTAGAGAAACTTCTTTTAATTTAGCCGCTGTGACGACTGTGTGGCCGTCGCGTGATGGCTTTGATGAAATAATCTCTGCGCCGATAGAAAGGCCAGAGACAAGGCCTTCGCTGGCCATGACAAGCGCGTCAGTACCGGCAGTTGAGCGAGATAACTTGAAAGTGGCGTAAATGCCGTCGTCTTTAATCTCGCTAGTTGTCATGCGGCCAATCGGCTTCTTCATGTCATGCTGGCTAAATAATTTAATCTTACTAGGGTCTTCAATCTCAATAGATCCAGACTCAAAGGTGTACGCGCCAAGGTTAGTCTGGCCGACTTCGCCTGTACCTAGTGGCACGATCTTTCCAGATATCTCGCGGCGATCTTCGCTGCACTCGATAGAGGATGCTTCAATGTATAGCGTCTCCATTAGTAATCACTTCCGTTAGGTGTCATGTCTTCCATCTCCATCGCTTGCTCTGTTGTAATAAGGCCAAGGCTCAGCATCTTTTCAATGACGAGAAGTCGCTCCATAGGTTCTACACGTAGGAACGAAGAATCGAGGTCGAACTTTACGAAGTGTCCAGCCGTAGATATATCGTCCATGCTTAAACGTTCTTCGATTGCGCAGATGTACGGCTGGAACGCTAGTGCAACGAGCTGCTTACGCTCGTCAATGATGTTGGCATAAGTCATTGAGGTATTCTGATCAGCTGAAAGGTAGTAAGCCGGTACGCCGCATAGTCGAGCAATTTCAGTAGCTAAATTCTGTACGGCCTCGTTATACATCATGTCTTTAGGGCTAAATCCGACTGTTTCGTAATTAAGAGTTGAAGTAAGATAAGCCGTTGAGCGATTTTGACGAGCAGTCTTGAAGGCTGCAAGTAGTCCCTGCACTTCTGCTGGAGGTAGGTCTGCGCCTGTGTTCTTGATGTAACCTGTAGGCATTGGAGTGCCTGCTGCTATAGCTGCCGCTTTCTGAACATCAATTGCGCTCTGAATTGTGCGTGATCCTGTAGTCAAGATGCCTTCATTAAATGCCTGGAAAGTTACTAGCGATCCAAGTCCTGACATCGGACGAGGTGAGCCATCAACGTAATACTGTGTGACAAAAGTGTTATGAATATCAAGATCAAAAGTGACGCGAGTGTTAGCAACCCATTCAAATGACGCGCCGCGACCATCTTCCTGATAGACCTCGACAATTTCAAGAAAAGCCTGACCATAGAATAACAAGCTATCAACTAGCCATGAAAGGGTCACAAATTGTGGCTGTGATTTAGATAGCTGGTGAACCCATCGAGGAGCCGGTATTTCTTCGCCTGTAGATTTCTTTTTATACTCAAGCGGAATAGAGCCTACCGTGCAGAGCAAGTCTCTGCATCGCTTCAGAGCTGGGACGCTCATGGCATCGCGGCGAGCGATTACTGGGAAGGTAAAATTATAAATGCCATTGATGCTATCGCCCATAATCTGCGGCGCATATTGAGCTTCAACGGCTTTTGGCTTACGATCGAATAGACCCATAGACGGCAATTATACACTACAT